GTAACAAGAGGAAACCATGAAAGATCACACACTACACTTCTTTATGCTATTCACATTTATAATATTTGTGTATGCATCAGTTATACAAGGGACAGCACATGGAAAGGAGGCGATCAAGTTTTCTACTGAAAAGGTACGAGCCATGTGGTACATGTGTTCTACTCAGTTTCAAATGGTAGCACCTCATATAGACCAGCCAGAAAGAGTTAGGTTATGTGATTGCTATGTAGATCATATGCGAACTACCTTTACTCCTTCACAAGTACTAGCACTAACTTCAGAACAGTCTAAAGAACTTGGTATGAAGATGAATATCATTTGTCCAACTCAAGCATCACTTACTTTAAAGGAAGCTACATAATGGGAATATCAAGTAAAAACTTTGAAGACTTAGAACTCTCTTGTTCACATTGTGATAAGAATCACTTTGATCAAAAGACTTTAGATGCCTTACAAGGACTTAGAGATGCTATGAAGAAGCCTTTAAAGTTATCTTCTGCTTATAGGTGTTCTGTACATAATCAGAATGTAAGTTCTAGTGGCCCAAATGGGCCGCATACTACTGGAAAAGCAGTTGACATTCTATGTTCTGGTAAGGATGCACATGAGATACTGAGCTTTGCAATGATACGTTCTAATACTTGGAAAGGAATTGGAATTAGTCAAAAAGGAAAACACAGTTCTCGTTTTATTCATCTTGACACAATCGAAGCAGATAATAGACCTTGGGTCTGGAGTTACTAGATGTCTTATAGTAATAAAGTTTTGGAGCATTATGAACAACCTAGGAATATTGGTTCTATGGATGGTACTAACAACGATATTGGTACTGGTCTTGTTGGCGCTCCAGAGTGTGGAGATGTTATGAAATTACAGATCAAAGTAAAGAACAATAAAATAGTAGATGCAAAGTTTAAAACATTTGGTTGTGGAAGTGCAATTGCTTCTTCTTCGTTGGCAACAGAATGGGTTAAAGGTAAATCTTTGGATGAAGCTCACTCTATTAAAAATACTGATATTGTTAAAGAGCTATCCCTTCCTCCAGTCAAGATTCATTGTTCCGTTCTTGCGGAAGATGCTATTAAGGCTGCCATCGCTGACTATAAAGGAAAATATGTGTAAGTGTAAAGATTGTAAATGTAAACCTTGTAAGTGTAAAGATTAAATGGGAAAAGCTAAAAAAAAGGTAAATACTCCTACTACTCTTATATCTGAAGATGAAGATGGTTCTGTAATTACAGAAACATTTCAAGAATGGAAAAGACAAAATCCTAGTCCAGAAGAAAAAAGATATGATACTGGAGAAAAAGATTATGATCATACATTAACAGTAGTAAGTAAAGATAAAAAAACTAAAGAAAGTCAGACCTTTTCTAGACGAGGAAATACTCAAGAAAAAAAAGTAAGAACTTCTAGAAAGATAAGTAGCAAAAACGAAACTGCAAAATCTTTATGGAAATCCAATGCTAGAGTGGTAGAACGTGGAAAAAAATATAAAGATAAATTTGGTAATTATCAATCTCCAGTACATAGTGTTACAGGAAATCAGGAATCAAAAAGTAAAAGAAAAATGACAATAAGAAAGAAAGCATAATGGAAGAAACAGAAAAACTGAATTCTCTCTTTGATGCAGTAGCAGATGAACTACTTACCAAAATCAAAACTGGAGAAGCTAAACCTGCTGATCTTGCCGTAGCAGTAAAGTTCTTAAAAGACAATAACATCTCTTGTCTTCCTGTAGATGGTAATTCCTTAGAAGCTCTTATGAAGACCATGCCATTTAGTACTGATGATAAACTCTCTTATAATTCATTTCAATCATGAACCAAGAATTAATGATACCTAAGCAAGAACTATCTCCAGAGGTTGCTCAATTGCTACAGGACCAACAAGCTGATGCAGCCCAATCGGTAGGAAAGAGTGTAATGTCTTCTGCAAAGAATGCCTTAAAGATAGGAGGAAGAACTATAAGAACTGCTGCTAATCCTTTAACATATATTAATTCTTTAACTGGTGGTAATGCTGTACCTACAGGAAAGTCAGGATTTGAAGATAAAGGATATTCTAAAGATTCTAAAGGACAAAGAATAGTTACAAGTCATGAAAAAAGATTAGGTAATCTTGTTAATTGGGGAGAAGGTGGATTAATGACTACACAAACAGGAAAGTCACAACCTTTAGTTTTCTTCCATGCATCTCATAACTTTCAAGGTAATGAATTTAAGATAGAAAAATCTCAAGCTAGAGATTCAGGATGGTTAGGTCAAGGTGGATATGTGACTACAAGACATGATGTACAAACCCTAGATCAATATACAAGATGGTTAGGTAAAGAAGGAGAAGCTCCTGAAGTTCTCCCATTGTTTATAAAAATGAATAAACCTTTAACCTTAACTAGGAGTATTGATGAAGTTGGTTGGGAAGCTTACAGGATACCTCATGAAGATCGAAATCTTATTCAGAATAAATTAATTAATATGAGAATGGATTTTGAAAACATTACAGATCCAGAAGAAATATCCGAGTTTAGAATGGATCAACTAGATAATCTAAATTCAATAGAATACTTTAAACCTGAACATATTGAAAATTACTTAGAAGGATCAGGATATACTTCTAAAGATATGACAGTAACACAATTTTTACAACAGGCAGATTTAGGTTATGATGGTGTGATTTTAAGAGAACCTGGTAATCCTGATGATATTCCTGAAGGAGTTATCTTTGATCCTAAACAAGCTAAGTCTGTTTTCAATAGAGGCTTCTTTAATAAGGCAACTAATGATTTATTGAGTAAAGCCCAAGAAAAAGATCCTCAGATATACTCTTAAATACAAGAACTTTATCCTCCTAATACGTTTGTACCTCTTTAATCCTTTCTTCTCATACAGAGCGATCTAAGAACTCTCAGAGCTATACCTATATGAAAACTAAAAAAGAACCTAAGAATCCTCTTTTAGACTTCAGAAACTTTGTTTTTATGGTTTGGCAGCACCTTAATCTTCCAGATCCAACTCCTGTCCAATATGACATGGCAGAGTATCTTCAACAAGCTCCAAAAAGAGCAGTTATTGAAGCCTTTAGAGGAGTTGGGAAATCTTATATTACTTCTGCATTTGTTTGTTGGAAACTCCTCCTTGATCCAGAAGTTAAAGTTCTTGTTGTTTCAGCTTCAAAAGTTAGATCAGATGACTTCTCAACCTTTACACAGAGATTAATTCATGAATTACCGATACTACATCACCTTAGATCACGAGAAGGACAACGACAAAGCAAGGTAGCCTTTGATGTTGGTCCCTGTCAAGCTAGTCATAGTCCAAGTGTAAAGTCAGTTGGAATTACTGGACAGTTGTCAGGATCTCGTGCAGATATAATTGTAGCTGATGACGTTGAAGTTCCAAACAACTCAATGACTCAGACTATGAGAGATAAACTTTCAGAAGCAGTTAAAGAGTTTGATGCAGTACTGAAGCCAGGAGGATCGGTTGTATATCTCGGTACGCCTCAAACGGAAATGAGTTTGTATGAAACACTTCCTGAAAGAGGTTATGAAGTCAGGATCTGGCCTAGTAGATATCCTGAAGAAAAACAAGTTATTCGTTACTCAAATAAACTGGCTCCTTTTATTCAAGATAAGCTTGATCGTGGTGCTGTTGTTGGAGATCCTACTGATCCACTACGCTTTGATGCCGAAGACCTACTGGAGCGAGAGTTATCTTATGGTAGATCAGGCTTTGCTCTCCAGTTCCAATTAGATACTTCTCTCTCTGATGCAGATAAGTACCCATTAAAGTTGAGTGACCTTATAATAATGGGCGTAGATTCTACTACTGCTCCTGAAAAACCTGTATGGACCAGAGATCCAAGAAATAAACTTACTGAACTTCCTAATGTAGGACTTCCAGGTGACTTCTTTTATTCTCCAGAAACTAAGCTTGGAGAATGGATTGAATATCATGGCTCTGTTCTCTCCATTGATCCAAGTGGAAGAGGTAAAGATGAAACTGGATATGCAGTAGTTAAAATGCTTAATGGTTATCTTTACGTTGCAGAGTGTGGAGGACTCAGAGGAGGTTATAAAGATGAAAACCTAAAGACTTTATCAGTTATTGCAAAGAGAAATGATGTAAACCTAATCCTTATTGAGTCTAACTTTGGAGATGGGATGTTTATGGAACTCCTGAAACCTGTTTTACGGAAGATTCATAACGTAACCATAGAAGAAATTAGAAGCAACGTACAAAAAGAGAAAAGAATCATAGATACTCTTGAACCTGTTATGAACCAACATAGGCTTGTTGTAGATCCAAAGGTTATTGAAAAGGATTACCAAACAGTTCAAGATTATCCTGTAGAGTCCCAAGCTCGTTATATGCTCTTTCATCAGATGACAAGGATTACAAAGGATAGAGGAGCTTTAATCCATGATGACAGGCTCGATGCACTACAAATGGCAGTACAGTACTGGGTTGATTTCATGGCAGCTGATGCTGAAATGGAAATACGAAGTCGAAAGGAAGACTTGTTTGATATAGAAATAGAAAACTTTATAAATGGTGTTCTGGATAAGAAAAACATAGACTCAACTCCTGTTTGGATGGATTAACTTAACATAATAAACAATTTACCTACTCTAGGTATGGGCTGGGTTAAATACCTTATGAACTCATTATTATATATTGTAAATACCTTATTAACTTATAAGACTTCGGATAGATATAGAGGCTTTATAGTTCAAGTAAAGAAGAAACCACCAGAAGAAGAAAGAGAAACAAATGGGAATACTAAACAGAGGTACACAAGTACATAAAGTGAAGACTAAGTACAAACGTAAGAAGTATAATTACCGAAAAGATGTTTGATTGTAGCAAGTGCGGAGCTTGTTGTAGAGTTATAGGATGCTCATGTTATGATATAGATACTAAACTCTGTAAGATTTATGATGAAAGACCTTCTATTTGTCGTGTGGATGTCATGGCTGAGAAAAGAGGAATAGAGAAGAAGTTATATTATCAGATTACTCACGAGGCATGTAAAATGTTGATAGAGAATGAGGAACTTCTAGGAGTGTCAGAACTTCCTGTAGCTAAATATTTAGAGAAAAAATATGAAAGGGTTTAGAAATACGTAAATCGACAAGTTCCCCCATTCATTCTTATGGCACGGATCATGCATTCCTCCTTTTTTTATTTTTTCCTGTGGCATGGCCTTTGCATTCCTTTTTATTCTTTTTTATTTTTCCAGAACTCAGGAGTCCGTGGCACGAACTTTGCAATTCCTTCTTTACTGGCGAGATTTTTCTGATTTATCCTGAGAACCTCCTGATTGATTCGGTATATGCCAATTCATCCTGAGTTTTTGCTCCTCCTCTTGTTTCTCTTGTATCTGTTTGTTTTTTTTATGTGGTATTCAATGATATTCCTTGTATATCGCTAATATCGCTGTAAAGCCTATCAAATCGCTCTGTATTGCAATGTAATGCTAAAGACATACTATCACATAGGCTATAGTCCTTCCTTGTAGTTTCTTGTAGTTTGTGCATTTAGCAACGCATTACAAGGTCCTGTTAGATCTCAGTAATTATCTGCGCTCTAAACTACTGATTTAACGCTGTAATAAAATAAACTTGACAAAACGCCAACTAATCTGTATATTAAATGACTCAGACAAAGCACTAACCCGAAACCCAAACAGGAGAACAACATGAATGAGAAAATAACCAGCAAAATCTGGAAAGACTCAGACCATATCAGGAGAACGGAATACTCCGCAGAAATAAAGAACGTAAAAGCTTTTAGTTCATATCATCAGAACCCGAAACAAGCTTTCAGGAGTCGCAAGTTCAATGGTAAATGTAAAGTATATACCAAAGCGGAAAGATTAGCATTTGAAATGAACTTAAATAATAATTAATATTAGACTTGACAAATACTGAACTAATCTGTATAGTAAATATTGAAATCAATTCTA